GAATTGAATCAAGCACCGCTGTCTAGCATGTTGCATAAAGCTAAAGTCGATCGTACAGCTTTCTTTTTTAACAATACCATTGCACCAGAGCTTAACGGTGAAATGATTGAAATTTTTACCTATGACGATAACCCACTTGCAGCACGAAAGCCACATACAGGCTATCACTTGGAAGAAGGTGGATCATGGGAGGATCTTCATAGAATCCCTTTAGTAATAACACACAACAAACCGCTGCCGTTTCACTTGCAAGCTATCACTATGCAGTTATCAATTAACGAGAAATAACCATGCGAGTGCGTACAGCTAAGCTCCCCGATGTGCCTGCTTTGGTTGCATTGGGGCAAGAATTTATTAAAGAAGCGCCCAACTATCAAAATCGTCCATACATGCCTGATAAGGCAGCAGAGCATTTCACTCATTTAATTAATGGCGGCGGTGTGATTTTCATCGTTGAGCAAGATCAAGAAATCATGGGCGGTTTTGCTGGGCGTGTCGGTGGTGACTGGTTCAACAACACCAAAATTGCTTTCGATGACGTGATGTATGTAAAGCCTGAATTTCGCAAGACACGAGCTGCTTATGTACTCATTCAAACTTTCATTGGTTGGGCGGCTGCTATGGGTGTGAATCGAATCCAGTGCGGTACCACGACTGGTGTTGAATCTCGTGCTTGTATTCGACTCTATGAGCACTTCGGGTTTACGCAATACGGCACTGTTTTGGATATGGAGCTATAAGCATGAATGACGTTATTCCACATGAGAATAAAGAGCTGTTAGCTCAAATCCTTGGAGAGGTTCAAAACCGTGCATACATAGACGTTGTACGAGATATTCAACAGCAAATTACGGATCAAGCTGAATTGATTGAAGTGCCAGTGGTTCATCATTTTGCACCAGGTGTGTATATGCGTCAGATGGATGCAAAAGCCGGCACGTTAATTGTCAGTAAGATGCATCGAACCGAGCATATGAATGTTTTGCTAAGTGGGTCGCTTACAGTTGCTACTGAAAATGGCATTGAATATTTAAAAGCACCCGCCGTGATTAAATCTATGCCCGGCACAAAACGCATCGGTTACTTTCATGAAGATACGTCTTGGATGACGGTACACCCAACAGACAGTACTGATTTAGAAGAAATCGAAAAGCAGGTGATTGTTCCTGAAGAAGAGATTGATCAATTCCTTGCATCACTCCAAAGCAAATGTAAGGAGATTGAATAATGTCATGGGCAATGGTTGCGGCTGCGGCCGCTGTAGCAGGTGCGGCAATTTCAGGTTATTCGAGCTACCAAAATAACAAAGCTGCAGGTGAACAAGCCGAAGCCGATGCGAGTGCTGAAAAAGCGCGTGGACGCTTAGAAGCAGACCGCATTCGTAAGGAGAAAGAAAAAACTCAATCCGCTGCACGTGCTGCTTTGGCTCAGAATGGGCTGGATGTGAATGAAGGTACTGCATTGGTCATTAATGATGAAATTGAACAGGCTGCAAATTACGATGCAAATATGGCCGAAGTCACAGGCTATAACTCCTCACAGCGATTGAAAGCACAAGCCAGCCAATTTAAAAACAATGCGAATACGGCAGCAGCAACAGGTGTTTTAAATACGGTTTCAGCGGGTGCTGGTGGTTATACTGATGCTGTAAAAGCAAATAAAGCGACAGCCCTTCTTGATGCTCGCTATGCCAATGAAACAAAGGGGTGGAAATAATGGCTAGAATCCCTATGGGTAATTTTGGTAATGCAATGCCTGAAGTTCAACGTATTGCAGTACCTCAAAACAACTTAGATCAGCTGGGTTCAGCCATTGCTAACACTGGAAGTTCTGTACATGGTGCATTTCAGGAAATCGATAAGCAAAAACAAGAGGCTGAACTCAGTGCCAAACGCCTTGAGCTGTACAACAACGAACTAGCCAAGCAAGAAGCAAAAGTTAAGCTTGATGACATCATGACCACTGAAATGAATGAGCAAGTTACGCTTGTGAAAAATGGTGGGAATAGCTCAACTTTGCAGTGGATCGGCTGACCGACTTTGATGCCTTCACCGTTTAGCTCATCACCCACAACTAAGTGTTCCCCATCCTCCTCAAAGTTGGCCTGATAAATAAAATCATCCCCTTGGTGATAGGCCACAACCTCATCAAGTAGATTAGGCTTTACTACTTGCCCACTATCCACGACCAATGTGCGTTCTGAGTCCACATAAGCACTAAAAGATACTTCCTCAAGGAACGTGGTACCCGAGCGTTTCACCAACATAAAAGTACGGTCTGAACCAAGCTGTGTAGGGATAGAACACATGCTAATCACTTCACCGCTAAAATCGTGCTGTGCCCATGCCAAAACCTCTTGATCACGGTTAAAAGTAATTGTGGCCACTTTGCCATCGCCTAATACAAGCCACACTAAACTTTCAGGTTCTTGCATGTAGGAGATTTCATTTACCCCGCCGTGCTGCTCTCCAATATGAGAAGAAAGGGAGCTGACCTCAGGTGAAACCAAACCGTCTACTTCATAGCGATAAGTTAAAGCTCGGACACGCTCACCACCACGCTGCACAAATAACAGCTCATTGCCCACACGTTCAGGTCGAGTGATAGGATATGCACCATATGCGCTGTGTTCGTTGATGTTTACCGTTGTAGGAGTTAATGCGCCGTCCGAGTCGATCATGTACTCACCGCCTGAGGTTAAACACACTACCCCGCGCTGAGCTTCTAAAAATAAAATACTGTTTGATAGGCCAGATGCAGACACAATGCTGAATGCATCCCCATCTTCCGTAGTCTCAAGAAAATTACCATTACCGCCGACAGCACTAAACCACACCTTGTTTGGTGCTTTTTTCGTGTTCGATAGGACTAAGCGCTGTTTAAAGAATGTGCAACATCTTGGATAGCCATTCGTAGCGTTAAATGCTGGCGGCAAAATTGCCCAAGAACGTTCAATTGCTGTGATGTCAGCATCTAATTTTTTAAGGATTTCTCCGTTTACATGATCAGCATTAATGAACTGAGTGATCTTAATAATCCCTCCATTCACTTCAATCAAATTGCCAATATCAGCAGCCGTGAATGTTGCACCTGCACTAACGGTAACCTGTGCCCAATCTAGTTCATTTTCGTTCGGTTGCTTGTCTGTATTGTCACGTAATGCCTGATAGTAATTACCAGCATAAACAACTACATCTGCTGCTAAATAAGCCTGTGTGCTCACCCAGCTGTTATAGGGGCTCAGTGTGAAAGATACCAGTGCACCAATGTCTCTACCTGAGGGTTTTCCTTTTCGGAATGGAAACCGTGCATTTTCAGAGTCGGTCGGCAAATGGGTGTAAACAAACTGATTTAACTGCCAGTTATCAAAGGCTGTATCACATAAAAGGCGGTGAACTGGCACTTCACTATGTGTGAGATACATTTCATAGCGATACTGCACAAACTGGATGTCATGTATCTGAGTCTCTGTGTATGGAGAAACAATACTTTCAAGTACTTCAAGTGTTTTCGGATTAACAATCTCGACCAAATTCGGCTTAAAAATAATTAGAAATGCATTGTCTGAATTAACCACAAATGGAATGAGTCGTACTGCACCAACCTGTTCCGATAAAAACAGTGTGCCTGGTCTTTTACGTACACCACCTTCGACAAGTGGAATCACATTCTTAAGCGTCTTTGCTCCATTGCCATACTGTTGAATGTCTGTGCGTGTATACAGCGTCGGTGATAGCTCCCCAGCACTGAAGTTATTTTTAGTGATGACTTGCTTCATTAGTAGCGTACCCCAATCAAATTAGGGGTGTAATCTGCGGCAAAGTCTTGTGCTGGACGTTCTTGACCATTGATAGCACGTGCTTGTTTGAGCATGTTCTGTAGCTTCTGCCATGCGCTATCAGCTTCAGCATTGCTACCAGTGATCGGCTTTGCAAGCTTACTCACCAAGTACAGCGCCATACACTCAGAAAATAAAGAATCCCAAAGCTCTTCATTGTCTTCATCATGGACATAAACCAAGTTGATTAGATTTGTGTTGGCAAGAATGTGGCGACCTTCCATTTCGTATTCATGCTGGCCTGAATCGTATAGACGTAAAAAATCTTTAGGCAACGGGAATGCATTGCTGTATCCAAACGCAGGATGTGTGCTCACTGGTGCAAGCTGTGCGCGTTTCTTGGCGAATGACCAAGGATGCATACGCAATAAACCACGGCGTGTAGAAGCATAAATTGCAGCACAACGCCGTGCGTTTTCTGTATTGTCCTCAAAGGATTGAATTGCTTTAGCACCAATCATGCTCAGCGCTTCATTGCAGATGGATATTGATGTTGTTGTCATAGAAAAAGCCCTCAAGTTTTAATGATCTTGAGGGCTTTTAAGAGTGGGTTTGTTGGGTGTTAGCCAAGTGCACCAATAAGTTCAGCATCATACTCAATACGTGAACCTAAAATCGTTGAATACAGCTCCATTGCTTCGGCTTGAGATTCCAATTTGTAAACTTGATCATCTGTCAGCAATGGCACCTGATCTGTACCTAGCTTAGCTAAAAATGCTTTCAATGCAGTAAGCTTCGCATCAAGTTCATGCTTTTCAGATTGCATGCGTTCAATGTGGGTTTTTGGTTGTTGTGCTGCTTGATATAGTTTTTCTTTCAATAAATATCCTTCCAGCATCCAGATCTTATTTCGTGCATTCTCGTATGCAATTTTTTGACCGATTAACTTGTCAAAATTTTCGGGGCTTGCACATGCCGACTCACCCGTTACCGTGAACCCATTGTCTAAGGTTAGGATACAAATTGTTAAGCATGGGGTGCTTTTATCTTTACGCCAATCATCAGATGAATATGCTGGGGTAACATCACCAGTTAAATAGCGAATTGCTTTAATTTTTGAATCGATATGATCTGGCGTTAAACGTGGTGCATTTAAACCTTTTTCTTGAATTTCTTGTTCGATTTGCTGCTCTGTATTACTCATTTCCATTTTTCCCATTTAGATTATTAAAAAAAGACCCCACGCCCTGCTCGTAAAGCGTGAGGCCAAAGGCTTAACGTAAGAAATCAATCTGAACTACTTTCTCTTCTAGACCACGTGCAGCACCATAAGAGGTGATCCCACCGATCTGCTTCACATTTGATTTATCAGGACGGACAGCAATATCAAAATTTGAAATAACGTTACGACCAAAGTGTGTGCAACCTTTTGCTGTTGCGAAAGTTCGACCTTCTGCAGCACCACCTGCACCATCTGGGAGTTCTTCATAAGGCAACCAAATAAAACCAGCCCATTTTTTGGCGATCTCACCATCCATAATATTTTGAATTGTTTCACGATCCCAACGAGTTAGCTCTTCATCCACAAGGATTTGCTCTAGAATTTCAGAGTTATAAATCATGTAGAGTGGTAAGCGATCTAATTTATTCTTACGGAATAAAGTACGGGCTTTGACAATCTTTGCCTTGTTCATTGGTGTTGCACTCGCACCAATAATTTGAGTTGCTGGCAGTGCTTTCGGAGTCCAGTCTTCGGTATCAGTGGTACGACGTAGTACACCCGCTCCCAAGGATTTAATAATGGTGCGGTCCCGCTCTTCATATTCAGCAGATAGACACGCCTGCATATATTCAGATGTTGGATTAGCAGAAAGCTTCGGCTCATCACGCGGCTCGATAGGCACGAACAAACCATAATCTTTCATTGTAGCCAAACGCGTACCAGCTTCAGGTACTGACCAATCAGTGTCTTGAAAACGTGTGGTCATTTCTTTCATCTTCACGTCACCTAAATCGTTGACAGTGAAAGACGAACCACCAATGGCACCACGATCTACACACATCACCTGTAAAGCTGATTCAGTTGTACGTGCTTTTACTTCAAAAGCTGTGTGAAATTCACGTTTAAACGCTGCCGTGATCATTCCGTTATTTGTTGCAAAATCTTGTGACATGCTATTGCCCCTTAATTATCTGGGTGTTGCTTCTTAAAATATTGGCTTACACGCAAAGCTACAGCCTTATGTTCAGGATGACTCGCATTGCTATACGCTTCCGATAACATCAATGATTCAACATCTACAGCACCACTTGGCTGTGTATTAGCGGGGGGTGTATCTTCTTGGAGTTGTGAACCGAAATAAGCCGCCATTTTTAAGACAAGTGGATTGTTGCCAAACTCGGGGCTATTCACTTCTTCCTCTGTCAAAATTCCGTTCTGAATTGCATTATTTGCAGCTGCTTGTGCGAATCCAAAATTAGTATCTGTGTCGCCGCCCCAAGTCTCTTTCATTGCCGAAATACAGGCTTCATTGTCTAGTGCTGCATTTCCTGCAATTAGGTTCGGAATAAGTTGGTTATATTCCCCAAGTAGAAAGCCTAAATGCTCACTACTTAGACCAGCTTCACGTGCACGCTCTAAGAACTCTTGGTTTTCAGGAATGGCTTTAAAATCGTCATAGTTGAAGCCTTCTACATTCACCTCATAACCATCGATCGATTCAGGCGCACCAGCTGGCGGTGTAACTGGCTCTGCAGGTGGATCAGTCGGATTTGGCTCTGTTGGTGGTGTACCCATTACACTTGGAACTGGATCTGTTACTGGTACTGCTGGTTCTTGTGCTGGATTAGTCATTTACTTCTTCCTTATAGTTTGGATCGTTTGCACGATTGATTTGCTTAATAATGAATTCCACAACACTTCGTTCGCCTGCTCTAAAGCAAGACTCGCGCTCAGCTTCTTGACCACCGCGCACGTATGTTGATTTGCAAAAAATTTGTGTGAGATGTTCTAAAACCCTTGATCCATTCACATCGATATCGAATAAATTGCGGTAGGTTGCCGCCGTGACAGGACGGTAATAGCGCCGTTTGACCTGGATACCTGTTTCGATTTCAGTCTCTTTAGACTCATCTTTTGGAAGTAACTTAGCTTTAGCTTCTTGTTCATCTCTAAGCTGCTGTTTGAGCATGTTTCGCTCTTGGTAGGATGACCAAAGTGCTACGCATGCAATCAACAAGAGAATGGCTAACACGGCGATAATTAAGATCATTGCATCACCTCAGTACCCATTTGTTGCGCCATTTGGTTGCCCATACCCTTTGTAATAGCATCACCAGCCTTATCCATCATTGCCGCCTGCTGCTGTGCCTTTGCTTGTTCTTCCTGTGCCTTTTGACGTGCTTGGCGTAGCTGTTGAACTTCATCAGCTGTACGCATAATGGTTTGAGGGACGCCGCGCCCTGTTCCTGTAAGCACAACAACAGCATCAAAATCGACGTTATCTAAGATGGTTTGATCGACTTGAGCAATGCTTGAAAGACTCATGATGTATTGCTCAGTTGCGTAGACTTCTTCCATGCGTTGACTACGTGCTAGTGGTGACACAAACTTGAATGAGAGATTACGCCCCCAAAGTTCTTCAGGTGCATCACCTAAAGCGTTATCACGCAATGCCAAGCCAAAACAGCGATCTAAAATACTGCGCAAATACTCAGCTTGTAGACGACCATACATAGGTCCTAACAACTGACGGATCATTTCAACACGGGTATTAATCTCTGTTGCTGTCATTTGAGTGGTGCCGATCGGTGGCAACTGGTCGGCCATTAGCTTGCGACGAATACCACCTTGTAGACTGGTCAGAAGATAATCAGCAATTTGGAAATTTGTTCCATCATCTAAACGCTTCATTGAGTCCACATCATTAGCAATAATGACTTTGCGTGGACCAATCCTTACTGTGT